CCTGACGGCTGGTACGACGCTCGCATTATGGGCGCCGAGTTGAAAGTGACTAAGCAGGGAAATGGGCGCTTTCTCTCGCTTAGGTACGATATAATTGGTGGTGACTACGCTGGCCGCGTTGTTTTTGGCAACGTCACCATTAACAATAAAAGTGCGACAGCCGAGTCAATTGGTCGTAAGCAATTAAGTCAGATTGCTATGGCTGGTGGCATGAGCGCTTTACCAAAGGACAGCGATGAGTTGGTTGGTATGGACTTAAAAATCAAGGCAACAATTAGGGCTGCAACTGAGCAATATGCGGCCTCGAACGATGTCCGAGATTGGAAACCAATGGAAGGTGGATCTGATATGCCGCCGCCAAGTAAAAAATCCAACGGTGCGACCGCGCCTTGGGCTAAATAAACAGAGGGCTTCGGCCCTCTTTTTTTAAAATTGGTACTCGTGATGACAAAAACTAATTTAATAGAACTGACGGATTTAGAGCTTGCGATGTTAGATGAGATTGCTTTTTATGGCGCGGGAGAATTAAATTATTTGTTCTCCAAAAACCAAAAAAATATAGTTAAAAAAGTGATGGGAAAAATAGAATATGCACTGTATTTAAAGATGGAAAGAAAAGGCAAAAGGGGAGACTCGCATCTTGATGAATTGTTACAAAAAATAAAAGGCATTGAATGAGCAAAATCGTAGAACTGATCGACAGGTACCACCAAGAGAAAACTGATACGCAGCGTGGGCATATGGGCGGCAGTTTGCTCGGGCATAAGTGCGAGCGCTATCTTTTTTATATGTTTCGGTGGACGTTTGCGGAGAACTTCCCCGGTCGTATCCGACGGCTTTTCCGTCGAGGCCACGATGAGGAACGCACCATTGTCAGTGATCTGCGAGCAATCGGTATTGATATCCGTGACGTTGGCAACAATCAGGCGCGTGTCGAATTTGGCGGACACGTTAGCGGATCAGTTGATGGCGTGATCAAGAGCGGCGTACCCGGTCATGAGATGGAAGAATTTTTAGCAGAATTTAAAACGCACAACAAACGTTCTTTTGACGCTGTTTCGAGGAAAGGCGTTCAAGAGTCTAAGCCTATGCACTATGCACAAATGCAAGTGTATATGCTTGGAAAAGAAATACACAAAGCATTGTATGTCGCCGTGTGCAAGGACAACGACGAGATGTACACCGAGATTGTCGAGTTTGATAAAGAGTTTGCCGAGCGTTTACTGCGCAAGGGAGAATGGATTGCGACGTCAATGGAAGCGCCGCCAAGACTGTCGAGCGATCCAACTTGGTTTGCTTGCAAGATGTGTCCGGCGAAACATATCTGCCACGAGAATAAACCGACCAAACAAATTAACTGTCGGACGTGCGCTCACTCGGAGCCAAAACCTAACGGCACTTGGACGTGCAACAGGCATAACGCGGACAACATTCCCGAGGATTTTCAGCACAAGGGATGCGAGGATCATATCCTCCATCGAGACGTTGTGCCTTGGCCGAGGATGGAAAGCGACGATCCTAATGTTGTCACGTTTGAGATTAACGGCCAGTTCATTAAGAACGGCAATGGAGAAGATTGTTTTGCAAGCAGTGAGCTTGTTAGCAATACGGATGCTTGTCTGAGTCCAGACGAGTTTATTGGAAATTTAAGATCTGACTTTGGGGGAAAGATATCAGGATGATTAAACAATTAAATCTAATCGAGTCCGAAAATCATTGGACTGATATGCCTGAGTTTATTCAGGAAAAACAAAAACCATTTTCTCAAATTGTAATTCGGTTTAATTCAGAAAAAGATTTAAACGAGTTTGCAAAAATAATTGGGCAAAAGTTGACGCCAAAAACAAAAAGCATATGGCATCCATTTAAGTCTCATTTTAGAGCTGCAATTAAAGAGTGGCAGGATGAATCCTAAGCATCCAGTTTATATTGTGTCGAAAGGCAGATGGGATTCTCGTTTAACATCGAAAGCGCTCGAATATATGGGAGTCCCATATTTTATTATTGTTGAGAAAAATGAGTACGATGAGTATGCAAAAGTAATTGACAAGAGAAAGATACTTGTTCTGCCTCGACAATATAAAACTGAGTACGATACGTTTTGGCCTAGAGAAAGTGATACGAGAACGGGGCCCGGCCCTGCGCGAAATTTTGCATGGAATCATTCCATCGATTCTGGTCATCGGTATCACTGGGTCATGGACGACAACTTGGATGCGTTCCATCGTTTAAATAGAAATGAAAAATGGGAAACAAACACCGGCACAATTTTTAAATGCATGGAAGATTTTACTGAGAGATATTCCAACGTTGCCATCTCTGGCCCAAACTATTATTCATTTGTAAAATCAACCGATGCTGTTCCGCCATTTGTTTTAAACACGCGAATTTACAGCTGCTTACTGATAAAGAATGACATTCCATATCGATGGCGTGGACGTTACAACGAAGATACAGATTTATCTTTGCGAGTTTTAAAAGATGGACTTTGCACAATTCAATTTAACGCATTCTTACAAGGAAAAGTTACAACACAAAGAATGTCTGGCGGCAACACAAAAGAATTTTACAAGTCAGACGGCACGAAAGATAAAAGCCAAATGCTTGCCGATATGCATCCAGACGTTGCAAAAGTTGTTTGGCGATTTAATCGTTGGCATCACCACGTTGATTACCGACCGTTTAAAAAAAATAAACTTGAATTTGATCCAAGTTTTGTTTCAAAAGCAAAAACAAATGAGTACAACATGACATTAAGGGAGAAAGTAAATGCTTAAAAATAATGTAGTAGATACACTAGCCGAGCGTCACGGGCAATACGGACATTACACTTATGTTAGTAAAACCAGCCAGCTCTTAAAACGAACCATTCGAGAGTCGCCAAACTACAAAACGATGCCAGCGTACATGAACGAGAGTCTCGACATGATATGCAACAAACTGGCTCGGATCTTGTGCGGCAATTACTTTCTTCGAGACTCATGGCTTGACATAGAGGGCTACGCAAAACTGGTGACCGATGAACTTGATAAACTGGATAACTTGAATGCTGAGAAAGTATCAGAACTTAGCGATTGATCAACTCTACGAATGGTTTCGGTTTAACAGGTACGGGAATCCGTGCATTGTTTTGCCGACCGGCAGCGGAAAGTCGCACGTCGTTGCAGCGATATGTCAGGACTCAATAAAAAGATGGCCTGACACTCGTATCTTAATGGCGACACACGTCAAGGAATTAATCGAGCAGAATGCGGAAAAGATGCTTTTGCACTGGCCAGACGCGCCGCTCGGCATCTACTCAGCAGGAATTGGGCGTAAAGAATCCCATTGCAAAATCACGTTTGCAGGCATTCAGTCTATCAGAAACAAGGCCCACGAAATAGGGCATATTGATCTGATGATTGTCGATGAAGCTCACCTGATATCGCATAACACGGATACCAGTTACCGTAAACTAATCGATGCGCTCAAGATTATTAATCCTGCGCTGCGCGTTGTCGGATTGACTGCGACGCCGTACAGACTCGGTCACGGGATGTTGACCGATGAAGAGGGCATATTCCATGATCTGATTGAGCCGACCAGTATCGAGGCGCTAGTTGAGGATAAATACCTCGCGCCGCTGCGCTCTAAACTGACAGGAACGCAATTAAGCGTCAAAGGCGTACACCGTCGAGGCGGCGAGTTTATTGAGAAAGAATTGCAAGCCGCTGTGAATAAGTCGCACACAAACTTGGAAGTCGTGCGCGAAGTGATTAAATTGGCTGGCGACCGTAAGGCTTGGTTGTTCTTTTGCGCTGGCGTAGACCACGCTCACGCCATTAAAGATATGCTGGTGGACTCTGGCATCCCTGCGGAATGCATCACGGGAGAGACGCCTAAGATCGAGCGAGAGCGCATCATTGCCGACTTCAAGTCTGGACGCCTGAGAGCGCTTACAAACGCCAACGTCCTGACTACCGGCTTTGACTATCCAGACATCGACTTAATCGCCATGATAAGGCCAACGATGTCTGCTGGGCTGTATGTGCAGATGGCTGGGCGTGGTATGCGCATTAAGAGCCACACCGATCACTGTTTGGTGCTAGATTTTGCTGGCGTTGTGCAGATGCATGGGCCAATTACAAATGTTCAGCCGCCAAACAAGGCCGGTAAAGGCACTGGAGAGGCGCCAGTAAAGACTTGCCCAGAGTGTGACAGTTTGATAGCGCCAGCGGTTAAAGTCTGCCCAGACTGTGGATATGAGTTCCCACCGCCAAAAGAAAAAAAGTACCGTTTGTCAGACATTGACATAATGGGCAGCTCAAGCAATGCGCTCTCGGTAGAATCTTGGTTATGGTCAACGCATACCTCTAGGGCTAGTGGAAAGAACATGGTGAAAGTCCAATATTACTCTAAGCTGTTAAGCGATCCAGTCATATCAGAATATTTTCCACTGACGCATGACGGTTTTGTCGGCAATAGGGCTACAATTAAGTTAGCAGAAATTGCTAATAAATCTAAAATTTCTTTTCAGTTTTTAGATGCGGCGTCGCTTGACGACATTTGTTTTGAAATGAATAAAGGAAAATGCCCTGATGAAATACGTTTTCGGAAAGAAGGGAAATACTACAAGGTTGTCAAAAGGGACTGGTCGCTCTGAACACGTTGAGCAACGAGAGTTTGTAAGTTGGTTCCGCAAAAGTTACAAAGGAATAAGGATCATTGCAATACCAAACGGCGGTCAAAGAAATATCGCGACTGCGGCACGATTAAAGGCCGAGGGAGTCATGCGAGGAGTTCCAGACTTGTACGTTCCAGCGTGGATGCTGTGGATCGAAATGAAGAAATCTAGTGGTGGTCGAGTGTCCCCGGAACAAAAGGACTGGCACAATTATTTACAAAGCATTAACCAAAATGTTATTATCACGGCAGGATTTGAAAATGCAAAACTACAAATTGAAGATTTTATAGAGGAGATGGAAAATGCCTGATAAAAATTTAACCAAGTCTTTAAGACTTAGCCAGAACATTAAAGCTAACCGATCAAAATTAAACTTACGACAAGAGGATTTAGCTAAATTATTAGGAACAAGTCGCACAAGAATAAGCCACTGGGAGAATGGAACATCAAATCCATCTGACGTTGAGAAACAAAAAATGGAACAGTTGTTTCTAACTGGTCGCATTTTAGAAGATCAAGTGCAGCTCGATCCTGAGCGCAATGCCTTATTATTTACTGAAGTTAACGTCATCGGTTTGATCGGGATTACGATTGGCGCAATGGCCGTGATTACAATGCTTTACTTGGTGGCAAGCCTATATGGTTAGTTTAAACCTTCGTAAGTTTAATAAACGCATCAAACACATTAAGTTTGGGCCGTACTACATGGTGGCGCTAAACAAATGGGATAAAGGCGAACAGTTGTTTACTTTTATTGATGGGAAAACTTATCGAGACTCAGAGGTTATGACACTGGCAAAGAAATATGGTTATAATAACGTTGAGCGAGTTTACGAGACATATAATTCGCTTGGTTAGTATTTCATTGATTCTCCAATCACACCTCTTGCCCCACTTCGCGTGGGGCTTTTTTTATGCGTAACTTGTTTTTTTCTTTGTTTTTCTTTTTACTTTTTTCTTTTTGGCTTTTGCTGCCGCAGCCATTCCTTCTTTCGTATACGGATACTTCTTCTTTCCAACCATCGGCATAACTATCTCCTTTTTTAATTAACGTTTAACTGCTGAACTACCTACATAAAAACTAAAGACCATTAACATGATCTGGTCGTATGATGAACGAAACATTGCTGCGCCTTGAATAATTTCCCACTCCGTCCATCGTTTTGTTGTATCAATCAATCCAAACAAATAAGTCCCACCAGATGATTTTTCAACTGGCACTGCAATATCGATTGGAGTAAACATTGGCGCAAGACTAATAAATGCAACCATTGCCAAAAATCCTAACACAAGTACACGTCTAGTTGCGCTCGAGAATCTGTCTTGTGTTCTTAATTTAAATTCTTTGTCGGCAATTTCTGCTCTTGCCTTCATATGCTCGACATCAAAGGCGAGCCGCTCCATCATCAGTTTTTGTTCATCTGCTTTAGCCTTTTGCGCGTTCGCCAGGAGGCCGCTGAATACGCCCACGAGGTTACCACCAATAGCGAGTATAACTTCTGTCCCAAGTCCGAGCATTTATGTTTAACTCTAAATTTAATTAAATAAAATCCAGCATTCATTAACACTTTAAAACTGTCTTTGTATAGACCAAGGCCCATGTTGCAGCGCTTGCACAGCATACCTCTTATTCTCCCACTATTGTGGCAGTGGTCAACTGAAAGCGTGTCTATTGCGTCCTTAGTCCCTAGCCTCTTACAAATTAAACAACGGTTTTGCTGGCTGTCTGCCAGATCCATCATCTCAGTCAGCGTTATTCCGTAACGAGTCCTTAAATGATAATTAGCATTTTCGCTTTTACTTCTTGCTCTTCTTTTTCTTTTTGGTTTTGACTGTTTTAGCTGTTTTTGCTGCTTGCTTAAATTGCTTGGCTGTTGGCGCACCTTCATCTCCCGGCTTTCTCATTTTCTCACCAGAGCCAGCTTTGATCCTATCTTTCTTGGCTTTGATGTTGGCATAAAGTCCACGTTTTGCCATGACTATCCTTTCTTACTTTTGTTTCGTTTAGAAATTGATGCACTCTTTTTCTTGGCGTCTGCTTTAGATGATGCGCCCCACGCCTGTAGACTTAAAAGCAATCTTGTCGGCTTTCCTTTAGAGTCTCGCTCTGGGCCTTTCATGCCGCCCATGCGAGCAAGAAAAGACGCACGTCGAGGATTGTCTCCAGACTTAACTGGCGACTTTAAATTTGCGCCTGTAGTTTTTTTAAAGTGTTTGCGGCCTTTTTCATTTAAGCCGCCTTTTGGATTTTGATGTACTTTCTTAACCATCTGGCCCTGTCCTTTCTAACAAATGCACTCTTACTTTAAGATCGTGAATGTGTTCGAGAATCTCTTCTTTTAAATCTTGCCGTGCAAAGGCATTTCCGGGGCTTGGAACAATGACTCCTTGAGGGCTAATCAATTGCATTTGATTCGCTCGAATTAACTGAATGTCTGATGTGATCTCGCCAATGCTAGAAATGACCCACCACATAGCCGCCAGCAAAACTGGAACTAAACTAGCCAGTGCTTTTGCTATGTCAAAGTCTTTCATTTTTTGTTTAAAAGATCAAAAACAGTTTTAATCTTTTCTTCCAAAAATTTAAGACGCAACAAAACTTCACTGCGAAAACTAATTAAACCAGCAGCCAGTATCGCTAACGCCGATATAATCGGCCAAAGTTCTACTAACGTTTGAGTCACTTATCAGCCTTCCCATCCAGTTTTTCGTCAATGGAATCTAACTTAACAAAAACTCGATCGACAAACTTTTCAAACTCTTTGCGTTTGAGATAGTCGCCAGCAACCAAGACCTCAATCTCGCCAACTCGGCGTTCAGTCCGGCTTTGCAGTTTCTGCAAGTCGCGGATTGCCGCCCAGATAATATGCGCCAAAGCGCCTAACAATGCGCTTGCGCCACCAAGTATAAAATTGATGGTGGATTGATCCATGTTAGAACGTTCCTTCCCAGACTCTGAACTTGTTGAAGTCACCAGACAATATCTTTCTTTTTATTACTTCCTGTGCTGCTTTATGATCATCCCATTTAACGCCAGCCTCTTTTAGCCACTGCGACATAATGTGCATTGGTATTCGGCCTACAAGTCTATTATCGCCTTTTTGTTGATCGAATCCAGCATCTTTTAAGTCTTTAACTTGTTTAATTGTTGGATCGTTATCGTATACGTTCTCAATGGTAAGTGTGTCCCCACCATCGTCGTGATGCACTATCTCTTTAACTTTCAAACAAACCTCCGATAAAAAAAGGGAGAGGCGTTAGCCCCTCCCATACACCAATTAAGATGTTGTGTTGTCAAAGATACCGCCTGATGCTTTCTCGTTGTTAGAAACAAGAGTTAGCTCAGTAACGATTGCTCGACGTGTGCTGTCGCCTGTTTTCGCAAGCTCCATGTTCTTAGTGTTTCTAAGAACAGCACAACTGAACATATCATCTTGAACAATGAACACATCACGACTTCGGTTTTGACGCGAAGGCATGAAGTTTACAGTTCCCCAAGGCGTAACGTAAACGTCAACTGCGTTAACAACAGCGTTTGTGCCACCGACAGATGCGCCGATAGTTGCTCGCTGATTGTTCATGCCAGTAAAGGCAAGAGCCTTATTCATCTGGAATGCTGATAGGTACACAGTGTCAGGATCTCCGCCTTCTTCCCAGATTGACTGCATGACAGTGTCGAAACGAGCTTGACTAAACGCTATCAGCGTCGTTGTCTCATCTGTTCTCGCATCGGTTCCGTCGCCTGTGGCGTCAGCGCCCTCATTTGCACCAAAGACAGTGTTGGTGATCAACCATGATGGCAGACCTGCAAGCTCTCGAGCAGTTGTGCTGTTACCAGCAACTCTTGCGTTGTTATCGAAAAGTGCTTTCTCGATATCGAGCTTCTGTTCTTTAGCAGTCTTGAGCATTTGATATGCAATCTCAGATGCGCGACCAGCTTTTTTAAGGCTAGAGTCTGTATCTGGAACTGATACAGCGTCAACAAAGATCTGGCTGTAGTTGCCTAGTCTTGATGTTGCTGTACGAGCGTTAGCAGTAATCTCATCGCCCTCAATGTGAGCGTTAGCAGCTGCTGCACGAAGTGCGTCAGTTTGCCACTCATGAAGTGCGTTAGTTGCCTTAACTTTTTTACATTTTGAGTAAAAGGGAGTTTGCTCGGGAGAAACGTCATAGATGATATCTGAGAGATCCTCTCTGATACCGACAGCATCATAGCTGTCAAAAGTGTTACTTGGTTGTGCCATTGTATTTACCTTTAAAGTTATTCATTAACAATTAAACCGATCACATCTTCGATGCGACCAGACTTTTTGAACTTGGCTCTTTGCCTGTCCATTGCTTTACCGCGCTGGTTTTTATTTTTCTTCGATCCCGGCTTAATAACTGGTTTCGCGCCCTTGGCTTTTGCCTCGGCCTTCGACTTGCCAGCGACTATTTGACGGTATTTGATCGCGTCATTTAAAACAGCAATTGCTCGACTATCATCAATTTCATTTAATTCTTCAAATGAATATCCATAAGTAGATTGCCCTATATCCACCATTTTAGACTTAAGAGTTTCGGCAACTTTTTCATTTGCAAACTCAGGAACTAACTCTACTAATTTTTTAGCCTCTAATTCCAACTTAGCTTGTCTAGCTCTTTTTTGAGCATCTTGCTGGAGTTGCAATTGTTGACCAATCTGAGCTTGTTGAGTTTCGTATGCACGAAATTGCTCTTTATATTGAGCGTCTGCCTCCAAATAACCTAATGGATTTTCATCAAAAAGTTTTTTTGTTGGCGGTTGTGGTGGCGCTACATATTGTCCAGAGCTTAATTGATTATTTAGTTCTACAAGTTTTTGCGATTCAGCTTGCAATGCAGTGTACGCTTCTTCTGCTTGTTTGCGCATAGAAGCAACTTCTTGCATTCCCTTTTGAACGTACTTTTGGCCTGAATAACCTTGCTTGAGATCCTCTAAGGATACCTGCTGTTCTGCACCGTCAACTTTGACAGTATAAAACGTTGGCGCAGGCTCTTCTGGATCGGCTGGTTCGTCTGCCTCTTCGTCATCGTCCGACATTTCAACTTCTGTTTCTTCTTCCTCGCCGTCGTTGACCTCGGCGTCATCAACGTCCTCTGATTCCGATGCTTCCATCTCTGGAGATACATCCTCAGATTCTGTAATTTCTTCTTGCTCGACCTGTTCGGATTCTTCAGGCATGGTAATTAAACCAACTGCCTGTTCAATACTTCCGTCGAATTCTGGTGCTTCTTGAGTTTCAGTCGTGTCTGACACGGTACTTATCTCCTAGTTTTTTTATCGAAAATCTTTTCATCCGCCAAGGCGGTGTTGATGTAGTCATCGATAGTTGATAATGCACGAATGATATCGTGCGCGTTATCGCGATCCTCGGTGGTCGAGTCCGGATCTGTGAAAATGCTAACCTGTAGCATTTTTACGGCATCAATGACTTCCTTAAATGTGGAGTCGTCTTTGAGCCGTTGTAATCTTGATGCTTTCTCTTTAACTTTTGCCATTAAAATCTACCGCCAGACACTGCATCAGATGGCTGTGCGTCTGGATATCTTGGTTCTTGTTGGGCTTGTTTGATTGCCTCAACATCAACTTTTGTTCCGTACTCGCCCATTATTTTTGCAGCGTCAATGAGTAAGTCTTGATCCATTTTGTCGCGCTCTCGATCGTCTTGAGCAATAGCTTTCTGTGCATCGACCTGCATCTTAACCATGTCAGATTGAGCTTTGGTCTGAGCTTTAAGCTGCTCGGCTTGTAACAATGCTTGAGCAGGATCAAGAGGCTGTCCTTTTTGTTGTGCCTCTTGCATTTTCATTTGAATTAATTGCTGCTCTGTTTGCTCATCTAATGGAGAGAAATATCTATCTGCGTTTCTTATTCCGCCAATTGCTAGTATGTCTGATAACGTATTTCTAATTAATGTCATTGTTACTAAGCCGTTGCCGGGGCCGTATCCTTGCCAAATTTGCATTTGTAATTGTAATGCTTGTTGCAATGCAGACATTTTTTCTTCTTCCTTGCCGGTGCCAAGACCAATGTTGCACATAACGTCCATGCTAGAATTCCATGATCTTGGATCAATTGGCACAAACTGGCTGTTCATACGCATCATTTTCTCTTCGTCAGTGTTCTCGATAAAGAGCTTAAGCATAAGTTTAAATAAGCGCTTCATGCCGCCCTCGGCAAGATTGCGTGACATAACCTCAATCTGAGCCGCACCAGCCTGTTTTGTAATGTTTGCCGCAGTTGCAGTAGTATTCTGTAGAGCGTCTGGATCAAGGCCCATAGAGGCTCGAGAAACGCCTGTTTTAGTCTCAATGGCGTCATCCATATACTGAATGGCTGCGAGCGTCTGAGCGGCTACAAACGGCACTGAGACAGGCACAATCGCCTGTGGATTCTTCATCCTGATAATGCCGCCAATTTCGTTATTTAGTACGTCGTCAACGTTGACCTGATTGTCCACAATGCCCATGCGAGGATTGTTTGTTAGCGCAACGTTGTCTAGAACGCCCCTAAGCATCGCTGTGGATGCGTCTTGGTCGTCATTGATAAGATCAGATATAGAACGCCCAAAGAATGCGTGTGGCTCTGGATCGACCTCAAACACAGCAAATGGGACTTCACTGTATGGCTCATAATCTAGGAGTTGGTAATCATTGCCGCCAAGCATAAACTTGTAGAGCTGTGCGACGCCAGTTCCCTCGATGTCCATTTTCATGTACGCCTCGGTTACTGCCACCAGCTTCATAGATAAATCTTCGGTTGATTCTTCCTCTTCCTGTTGATATCCGCGACGCTCAAAGTCTTCAACTTCGGAATATGTGTCACTAGATCCGATGCCGGTAAGATTGGATACTTTATCAAAATCGTATCCCATGTTAACGAGATCAGATACTCGCATCTCGGTACGGTGCGCGACAACGTAAAAGTCATCAATTGACGTCGCATTCCTGTCCACCATAAATTCTTCTGGTGGCACAGATTTTACTTGGAGCATCCCTTTGTCAGTTTTTCGACTAATCGTGACACTATGCTCAGGAACTTCGATTTCCATTCCCATTTGATCCATCGAGATAGAGACTTCTTGGCTATGTTCGATAACATCTACATTCTCCTCGTTAACGATGGCAGAAAACTCTTCGTCAGTTAAATTTGTAAAAGAGTAAGTTTCAGCCTCTGTGTATTTGTCCCAGTAAACCTTCAGGACGCCAGTCTTCTTAACCATTGCGTCGTGAAACGCATCATTTAATAAACCATAACCATTAAGTTCATTAAATGCCCAGTGCATATATTGCGTTGCCTGTTGCGCAACGGCGACATCATCTTGGTTCGATGGAATGTACTCGACCGCTCGATCAGTTGATAAAAACACGCGCAATAGACTTGGCTTAATTGATCGTATTGTGTCGCGTACTTTTGTTGCGACTACTTTAGACCGACCGTCTTCTTCGCCAATATCTACTTCACCATCAAAATATCTTTGCGCCTTAATTCTGTCTTCAGAAATTTCGCTCTCGATAAAATCAACGGCATCCTGTACGGCCTGCTGTACAATGCCTTCAACTTGATTTTCATCCATTTTTTCTGGCTTCATTTATTTTTCCTTATGGCATTATGGTGGCGTCGTCAAAAGCTCTTCTACCAGACTCGCCAGTAGCAACCGCCGTAGGAGCGCCATAAAATCTAGTGATTGCATTAATTAATGCTTGTTTTTTTGACTCTATTATATTTGGATTTGCTAAGACTTCTTCAATCATTTTGTTTACTCTGGCAGATTGATTGCCTCGCGCCATAGCGCCGCCGACATTAGCTATTCCTTGACCTGCAGCAGCCCCACCTAAAATGACAGGAAGAGTTATATCACCTGTATACTGTGCTGCACCAGCCGCACCTAAAGCTGGTAGCCCAGCACTGGTAATCCTTTGTAAGCTGTTACCACCAATGCCAAATTGTTGTAACATACGACCAATATTTTGAGTAGTGGTTGTATCACTTGCCTCTCTAATAGCAGCAACTTGGCTTTGCGTTAAAAATGGCTCTCGCCCCTTTTCATGTCTTTGTAAAATTGCTCCAAGCCTACTTTGTATCAAAGGATAAGCGTCTTTACCTTGATCAATTTTAATACCTGCTAAATTTAATTCAGATAAAATTTCATTTGCGGTAGTTCCAGTTCTCCACAATTTGTTTGCCTCAATAAAATCATCTCCTAATTGAGTTCCAATCCTTGCCTCGTAATCAGTCCAAATTTTCTTTAATAAAGCCTTTTGTGGGCCTTCAGCATCTTGTATTGCGTTTTGTATCATCTTTCGGTCTGCCATTGCTTGCGCAGGCGTAACAAAATTTTGTCTATCCCTAGCTCTTAACGTAGATAAAACCTCTTCAGATTGATTAAACTCTTTACTTAGAGATACTCTTCCTAAATCATCAATGTAAGTAAATCCTTCATCTACAGCATAGGTAAAACTGTCATCAGCTAATCCTTTGTAAGAAGTTGGATCTACTTCCTTGCCTTCTAGCTTAACTCGATCATAAAGGTTTGATGCTCTTTTTTTATAATCGTTGGCAGTTTGTTTATAAATGGATTGTTTTTTTGCTGGAGATCTTCTTGCAAATCCACCTATAGCTCCCGGTATAAACGCGCCGCCCATTCCTATTATGCTTTGCAGCCAAGATGGTATTTCGCCCTCAGTTTTTTCTACTTGTTCTACAGCTGCCTGCTCCAATCCTGCGGAAGTTGTAACTGCGGCTGCCTCTCCAGCAGCAGTTGATAATGCTCTACCGCCTTTAGCGGCTTGGGCAACACCAGCAGCGCCCGGAATGATACTTGCGCCTGCATACTCTCCGCCTCGACGCGCAAATCTTTCTGCCGGACTTTGCGGTTGATATTCAGAAGATCTTCTTTGACCTCTTAATGTTTGAGGCATTTCCATAACGTTTTGAAAATATTGTGATCCCATAAATGGATTTTCTATTGGATCCATTCCAAATGCGCCACCAACTTTATTTATTCCGGCGGTCGCCAAATCAACTGGAAGTCCAGCCAAATTAGCTACACCTTGATTAACTCCAGCCAGAAACTGAGTGCCTATACCACCGCTTGGCATATTATTAAGCACATTACTAGCTTCTTGTTTACTTATAGATTTTATTACTTGAGGAGAATCCGTTTGCGGCGCTCTCATTTTCATTTTAACAAATTGAGATTTGTCGGCTTGCCTTAATTTTAAAATTGCAGTTTGTTTATCAGGCGCAAATATTTGTACAGGTTCATTTGAACCTTTTGGCGTAAATTTATATATAGGCATAATTTATTCTACTACCTCAATATCGTATTCAATTCCATCTTCATCAATAAAGGTTTCTGAGTCATCTTCAGCATCGGAATTAGGTCGAACTTGATAGAATCCTCTTGCCCTTCTTTGTTCTTCAAGATATTTTTCTGCATCAGAAAGAGATTCAAAATCTGGCAAAGGCATATCAGGAATTTCTACTCTAGAAAATCCTGCTTTTGCTGCATCTTCTGCTATTTTTGGATTATCAAATTTTGTATTGTAATCTTCCATTTGCGCTTTCAATACTTTTTGTTTTAGATAAGACATATACAACAAAGTAGCCGGCGTCATCTCAATTGTTCCAGCTAGAACTTCTTGTAAAAATTGCCTTTCTGCTACAGTATCTAATCCTCTTGCACCAATTCCAAGCTCTCCAATAGCGCCAAAAACAGATGATCCTAATGCAGCATTTATAAGCGCTGCCTCTGTAATTTTTTTCCCATCTTTAGTTGTTGGCCTAAATGTTCCATCCGCATCAAAAAATGATCCTGCTGATCGCCTAGCAAATTCTTTTATTTTTGATATAGTAACGCCCAGTTCCGCACCCGGCCCTGTCTCAAAAATAGTAGGATCTACTAATGCCTCTGTAATCGCACTCATTGATGCTATTGCTCTTGGCGCTTTCATTGCATTTTTTTGTAATTCAACAAATTCTGTCGCGCCTAACTTGCCTATTTCTTTGCCAAATGAGGTGGCAGGATCACCAGTATTGACACTAACATTTGTTACAGGCGGCTTACTTCCAAAACCAGATTTTTTACCAGTTGTTTCGCTAACTTGTATTCTTCCGTTCACAAGTGGATCATGGCCCATTGCTTTATATTCTTCTGCGGTAAGTTCCCTAAACGTTTCATCTGGCTTTTTGTTGTATTCTGCCAAAGCCTCATCCATTGGTAGGCCGTTAAAAACAGCTTCCGCAAGATCTTCCCTGCCCTTACTTACAAACCAATTGGCGTTGTTTGTTGCTTTTTTCTGAGCTGAAATGTCTTGCATTTGTCCTTGCAAGAATTGTCCCCATTGTGCATTTGGAAAAGTTCTTAAATTATTAAATCCCATTGCCAATGCAAGCATAAACTCACCATTTCCAAATGTATTCTCATAATGCTTTGGCGAGCCATAATTTTTGCTTAATTTTTCTTGATTGTTTATTAGTTGTTTTGCGCTAACTTGAGTGTCTGTATCTTTAAATTTTATTGTTGAACCTAATCCTAATCCATTTTCCCCAGAGGAAAGAGAAAATCGATTATCTGAAAGCATTTTTTCTGCAATATTAGACTTTGGTTGCTGTGCAGCAGCAATTTCCATTTGGCTTTGAGGGCGCATAGGATCCATTGATGTAAGTTGATCCTGACTGGCAGTAGATCCTAATGCTTGAATTGCATTATTTACATCTTGACCAAGAATATTTTGATTTTGTTGGTCTTGCAACATTGGAGTTTGAAAATTTTGATTTGGATTAGAAGATGAAAGTTTTCCTCTTCTTTTGCTAATTATTTCATTTAACAATCCAACGCCATTGCTGGCAATATCTTCAACTGGAGCTGGCTGCGGAGTTTGACCAAACAAATTACCGCTAAATCCAGCAGAACTAACTGGCATTCCTAATTGCCCATTAAATTGTTGAGGCACAGGAGGATTTTCTTGAGATACTGGCGGTTGCTGACCGTATATAGCATTGTTTTGGAATGCCTGATCTTCGGCATTTTTATAAAACTGTCGATCAAAAGAATTTATACCTAACTCGTCAAACATTCCAAGTCTTGCTATTTCAGCAGACTGCGCGTTTCTAGTTATTTGAGCTTGTCTTTCAATTTCTTGAGATCGTTTTAAATTTTCTTCATATTCTGCTTGCAAGCGAATTAGTTCTTCTTGGGTCGCCATTATTTAACCTTTTTTAAAAATCAAAACTGTTAATAAACATTCCTAGTCCGTCTTCATCATCGTCTGGAAGCTGTAATCCAGCCTGAGGAAGTTGCAACCCAATTGATCCAGCGGCATTCGGTGCTTGCATTCCAATATCTATCTGTGATGGAAGTTTCAAACCAATACCTGAATTTCCTTGCCCCAATGAATAATCTTCCAGAGGGCCGCCTTTTGGTTCGTCTGGTGATAGTAATCCAGACGGAATGCCTTGCGGCTCCTCATAAGAAGCCGGAGATGGAGGCGCGATACTATTACCCGGCCTCATATTTTTTTCTCCACCTAATTGAGCGGAAACATAAGGCGACATAGTCATTTGGCCAAATAGTCCTTGCGAGTTATAAGGATTAGGTCGATTTTTAGAAAATGGATTAAACATATTAATTTATTTTAGAGTAATCAACTATTAAATAACCATTGTCAGCTAAGGACACTGCATCAGGATGACTTAACAATACTTTCTGAGCAATGACGCCAACTTTCGGTTGGTTGTCTATGCCAAGCTCTTTTGCTTTTTCGTTCCAGTCCCATGTATACATTTCTACACCGCTGTAAGTTTTGTCTATATATTTAATATTTGTTTTTAAATTTTCATCTGAGAAGCCAGCAAATTTTGCAAGACCTAGTATGGTTGACAAAGTGCCAGCCATGCCTGGGCTTCCACTTTGAACTTGATTTGATCCGCCTCCCATAGGCACAGCTCCAACAGCATTAGATACATAATTAATTGTGTTAGCTGGAGCGCCAACGTATCCTGCATATTGTTGTTTTGCAGAGTCAATCAATGCCTGTTGTGCAGCCTGTTGCAAAGCACCTTGATCATATAAATTTTGATTAACTTGCTGCCCCATACCAAAACCAAGATTTGCAATGTTCCCAAGCTGTCCGCCTGCGGCTAACCGTTGCTGACTTCCTGACAATCCTGACTGAACATTAAATTGGTCTGCAGCCATTCGATTATTAATGTCAAACTGACCTGCCGTTTGTGCATTCTGGAATCCCTGCGCCCTTAAAGCAGCAGATTGTTGTCCTAACAAATCAGCAACGCCACGCCCCATTTCAGCTTGAGCGATTCCGTGTCGAGATCCGCCAAATGCTTTAGCAGCCTGCGCCTGCGCTCCTAAATTACCAAATCCAATCTGAGCATTACGCAGTACGTCTTGCGCCTGTGCGTCTATAACTTGCTGAGTAAAAGGATTTTGATATTGCGAAAGATCAGTTGTTGCCAGCTGACCGGCGTTAACTTGGTTTGGAACGTATCCCATTTCCATCGCTGCACCTTGCCCAGCTCCGTATACGCCTTGAGCTGCTGCTTGATTTACGTTAGGGATTCCGCCCTGTGGGGAGCCTGCCATAATTTATCCTTTGAAAATTGCGTAACCGTTGCCCATCGAGACGTATCCCTCTGGGGCTGGGGCAAAATGAGGTTTAAAATTTCCTTGTCGAGTGTTGTGTAGATATGGAATTGTATCCAATTTTACTAAACTTCCAGCTGCTGGCCCCTGTGGGCCTAACGGCGCTGGTTGTTCTCCACTAAATGGATCAACAAATAACTTGTCATACTGTGCCACTTGGCCCGGCCTTCTAGCTTTTAACTCATTTAGAGCTTGGTCAAACAAATCACCGGATGAATAACCTTGCACTCCTCCAGCAAAAGTTTGCGGTTCTGGAGTCATTCCTTGCATTGCAGTTAATGATCCTTGTGGAACCATGCCAAATGCCTCTGCCGCGCCAATATTCGTGTTAAAAGCCGCTTGTTGAGATGGATTAAATGCCGCAACGTCAGGCCCATAATATGGCATATAGCCAATTTTTTGGGCTTCCTCAGCTCGAGCCATATTTCTCGTTGCTGGGGCTTTTACAAATTCTGGAATACTAGTGCTTGTTTGTCGGCTTCCGCCTTTACCACCGCCGCTCATTTATATCTCCCTTTTAAGCGTTGTAAACTCAAATTTCCATCCAAGTTTATTTAATACTTTTTCCCAGCCCTTACGACCGGCTATTGTTAATGAAGAGCATCCGTTTGACTTGGCAAACTCAGCAAATGGCTCGTTTAAGGCTGTAATTTGTTCAAGACTACCACCAGCTAGAAAAACGTGAAACACTTTTTTGCGAGGATACTCAATGATTTCAGTAATGCAACAGCCGCTGTCAAGAGGCCAAAACTGGTACCTATAACTAAGAACACCAAGAACAACATCATCAAAAGTATGTGTACCACCGCTATAATCAAGAGCATCGTCAATGTATTGCTTACATCTAACCAGTTCTTCAGTGACATTCATGGCACATACAATTCCGCCACAGATAGCGTTACGGATGGCGATGCTGGGCAAAATGAAGTTGCCGCAGTCGTTGATAAAGAGCCATTTGTGCTATCTACGGCAAACATTGATTGCAAATAATCGTTGGCATTTACATCAAAAACACCAGATCTACTAATTATTTTCTTTTGCCCATTGTTGTGCAGCGTAGTCACCATCGTTGAGTTGGCTACATTAACGCCGTTAACTCGAGGCCATAAATAGAACGTAACCGTGCTGGCTGAACTTGAAGTAATTTCAGCGCTAAAATTTAATCGATATATGCCAGACTTGGCGAACACAATCTTGCTCGCATCGGTTCCGTCAATAGACACATTATGCGAAGATGCGCTTGTGTTGTAAGTTATTGCTGTGGCGGTATCGGCTCCAGACGCAGTCTGATTAGTAAAATCTACAAAGTAACCGTATGAGTTCTCGCCGTATGGAATAGGCTGAAAGGCGCCGTCCACAGAAACAACCATGTGTTTAATTGATTCATTCCACATGGTAACGCCGTTATCTGCGGCTGAGTCATCACTAGAGTTAAACTCTAACTTTGATTTAGTTCTTGCAATATAACTATTAAGGCGCTCTGCCCATTCTCTCCAACTGCCGCCTAATGGTGGTGGATTTGATCTCAACGCTTGCCTCCGGCTTTTGCCTCGATACGCATTACTCCAGCTCTCCAATCAGCGTTTCTTGCCGCCTCAATGCGTATTCTAACTTGTCTGCCAGTAAACCGCACATCGGTTGGATTAGCAGTTGAAAACGGCCCAAATGACGTTTCTGCAGCATTAGGATAAAACCGAGACTTAAACGTAATATTGACATCGCCCTGAGTTGCCTCGTCTGGTATTAAATTAGTTACTTTCATAACTTGATCACCGGCGCCTAAACTAATAGGCCCACTTTCAGCAAATGGAGTTTGCGATCCATGACCGACTGCTGGATCTTGCTCATGATTAAATAAATTACCGTTATCATCGCCCCATATTGGATTTTTATAAACTCCCAAATCAATACCGCACGTTCTATCAAGTTGGCCGATTTCCCAATGGTTTTCTCGGTAGTCATACGAAACATATCGATCATTTTCAATAGACCCAGAACTTGGATAAAACCACCATATCTCCCCAAAAGAACTGTTATTAACAGCATAAACTTTAGTAATTTGATTTTTGTTAATATCTCTAAATACATAGTCAGACACTTCGCAGGGCAGTTCTTTTGCAACCGATCCATCAAATACAAAAAAAGCATCTTCGCCCATCCAAAACGCGCCTTCATCAACTGCGGCAATTGCTTTTCTTCCCACCATTCCAGTTGCTGTGCCTACACGTTCAAATCCAAATACAAACGGTGGGCCTTGATATGTCGCAACGTGTGCGTCTGTATCCGTAACAATTAACGTTCGGCCTCGAACTCTAATTGCTCCCATTATTTGCCCATTAGTTTGTAGTTCTAAATCTCCAGCCTCATTTGTTGCGGCTGGCGTCCATAATGTGTTGTTTTCTTTATCGCACCACTGCACCAATCTAGGATTGCCACCAGCCCCAAGCGCAAATAAGAATCTTTCTTCAGTAACAATTAGCCCTAAGTTGTTAATCGGGGCGTTAGCAATTTGTGCTGCGGCAACGGCTGGATTAAGTTGCCATTCGTACAGTTTTCCATCGTCAGACGTGCATCCAACTAAGTATTCTCCCCAATTATCAAGTGACCACGTTGTCGCCTCTTGGAAAACGCCAGTATTTGGGCGTGTAACACCATAAAACCCATTGTTGTAAAGCCCTCCGCCATATGCAGTATTAACTGCCGCGTCCTCGTTTCCAGCCGCAAAACCTGATGGCGTAATGTCACTTACAGTACCAGAAGCATTTACATAATAAAGTTTATTGTAAGTTCCAGCGGCAATTTGTGTGCCGTCTGAATTATCTCGCCATGCGTGTAATCCTCGAGGCGCTGCTGCAAAAGCAGAAGAAACTCTAGTAACAAAACCACCAACTGGTCGCATTGAATTGTTATGCCAACGAACTAAGTTAGCATCACGCCATCGGTTTGATTGCTCAAAATCCGTGCCGTTGCGTAAAATACCCGGTGGTAACTGCAATGGAATAAGCGCCATGCCTATTTTCCTTTTATTTTTGTAATAAAATGTTTTATGTTAGCCATCTAATCGATCAATTAATTCCGCAAAAGGAATGTCGAAACAAAATTGAATGACTTTTCTTTTTATTTTTTTTGTATGCTCAAAAAGATCTTTATTCCTCATTAATGGATTTCCCTTGTATTTTTTATCCACAATAATTTTTTCAGATTCCAAGTTTGGCAAAACTGAGTGTGCGGTTAAAGTATCCAAGGCCCATGCTTCTTGGGGTTTTGCAATAAATCGATCGACCGGATAAATATCTCGATCGCACCTAACTGCGTAATAAGTATTTCCGTTATCTTTTGTTAAACGGTTATCTCGCTCCAATTCACCATGCCAAAACGTTGTCACTTCATCATCGGTATCAATATAAAAATTGATTATCGATTGATCTGACGTATGAATATGAGGCGTCAATAAATTTAAATCTGTTACCGAATGCCTAATAATAAAATCTTTAACGCTAGATAAGCAGCCAACGTATTCGTCAAACTCATCAAGCTCTTTTCTCACAAACATAGGCACATTACTTATTTTTCCTACACCGTAATGATTGATCTTTTTTCTTTCCTTGTTTTTAAGTTTAGGAAAAACAATATTTAGTTTTTTAGAATGTTTAAACAAACTTAATCCCAAAGCTATCTTCGTTTGCAGTTACTTGAGTCGCGTCGCTGCTAATCTTGATTTGTGTGGGATCATTAACTGTTTGCCCATTAAATGAAATGGAACCTTGGCAAAACATAAGTTTTGTTCCTACCAATAAATCTGTTGTTTCTCCAGATGCTAAAAACCATTTTTCACAATCAGGTAAATAATCATTGTTAGGTTTTGAAGACACACACCAAACCACAGTATCCCCGTTGACTGTATGTTTAACTGTCCTATCAATGTCAGTTTCAATCTTATGCCAATCACCTACATTGTAATCTGGATAAGTAGGAGTCGTTGGAGAAATAGAAACATTGTTAATCATTGAGCCTTTTGTAAAATAATTCCAAAATATTTCATCTGGTTTTGCTATTGACTGATATGGCTCACCATCAGTCCATGTGTTTTTGATTACTATGTAACCAAAAGCTCGATAAGGTTTTTGTTTCATTAGACTTCTACCTCTGGTGTATTTTCATTATTAGGATCAACGAAATCAGATACATTAAATGTTTGAGTATTGCCTATCATCCCTGTAAGGATTGTCATTTTTCCATCGTTATTTTTCATTGCTTCAATTTTGACTATTTCTTCGCAAACGTTTTGCCCTGCTCGAGCAACACATTCCATAATTTCTGCTTCAGTATTTGCATCAGGCCAAGTTAAAGCTGGCTGATAAGTAAGCGCCGGATAATCATCTGGATTACTTGACGCAGTTGTATCAGAAGCAAAACGACAAATTAAAGATCCATTTGGACTTTCAAAATTTACAATTTTCACAGTTACTGTATTCATAATTTCCTCGTTTAAGAAACGCCACCTTGGCGTGTGCCATTAGCCACCCAAGTGACGTTTGAGTTACCTACTAAATAATTTCCTGCGCCACCTCCAGCACCTCCCGACCCTTGACCGCTTCCTCCACCTGCTCCACGACCACCACCATTACCACCATCGTTACGACTTGTGCCTCCAGCGCCTCCTCCTGTACTGCTACCAGCACTACCAGCTGAACCACTGCCACCACCATTTGATCCTGAGGCACCAGCACCACCACTTCCAGCGGTATAACCAGCTCCTCCACCGCCGCCACTTCCACCGTGACGTTGATATTGCTTATTAACGTAAGCGCCAAGTGAACCTGAACCACCGCCTCCACCACCACCGCCACCAGCTAATGTGTTGTTGTTAGTAATTGATGTTGCAAAAGCAATGAAGACAGCAGGGCCGCCAGCACCTCCATTACCACCAGCGCCACTACCTGCGCTGCCTCCATTACCAGCATTACCGCCGCGACCAATTACAACGCCGTTATTAACAATTGAAACCGTGTCGCCAGATGTAAAATTGCTTGGAACCGTCAAAGCGTAAGATCCTGTTGAATTAGATCCGACAAGCACTGAGGCATTAATGGTTAACGTCACGTCTGTAGTTCCAGCAGCGTAAGCCGCATTGGCTGCAGCCTGCGTATAGACGTTATAATTTTGAGTGTTAGACGCAATTGTAAGATTTACAGCAACTCTATTTGAGGTGCCATAAAAATCTTCTGCTAACTGTATCTCTCCAGACGCAGGAGCATTACCTTGATTGTAATATTCACTTAATGAGTGAGGCGCACTTCCGCCAAACTCTCCAGCAATGTTGGCTAAGCTAATTGCACCAGAACTTTGTAAGGCCATTATATTGTTCCAAAGGCAGTTACGTCGCCGACTACTGTTAAGTTCCCACTAGCGTCTAGCTTCATTTTTACTGTTCCACTTGCCGCAAAATGTAAAACTCCTGACGACTCAGTGATTGTCCAATCACCGAAGTCAATCGTTGGCACGTTAGCCGTCCCTGTAAACGTCGGGCTTGCCAATGGCGCCTTTGCGTCTAGCTGAGTCTGTATTGCAGACGTTACGCCGTCAACATAATTTAATTCAGCAGTGGTAGCAGTAACGTCATCTAAAAGATTAATCTCTGCTGCGGTTGATGTAATTGCAACGCCACCAATTTGCAACGTTGTCGATGCGTTAACAGTTGCTGCCGTAGCAGTTGTAAACGTTCCAGCAACAGCAGTTGTGCCGCCAATTACAGTGTTATCAATCGTTCCCGAGTTGATGTCGATACCAGTAACCGGCGTCGTTCCGTCTAGTAAATCATCAATGCTATCGAGATTTGTGTTTATCTTGGTTCCCCAAGTATCCTCAGACGCACCAACTTCAGGTTTTACCAGCGTATACGTCGTTGTATTAGTATCAGCCATTATTACTCCTTTTAAGCGGCTAGTTTAGTCCATGTGACATTGTTTTTAGATTGTTCATTCCAAGTAACTGCATTTACAACTTCAAATTCCCATTTCTCTCTACCAGTGCTTGCAACAGTTGAAACACTTTGAACTGTGCTGCCCCCACCAAATCGCACTCTTACTATTGTTGGCGATACTACCGCCACTGCGTTAATCTGTGCGACTGCATTTGCCTCGAGCTGGCTATTAGATGTTGCCGTTGAGCTAGATGATGCTGTTGCAGCCCCAAGTCTAAATCGTAAACACGATGCGGTATTTGACGCACTTGAAATGACGTGTGCCTCAGCATTAGTTAAAAACTGCAATGATGCTGTCGCACTTGTAATGCTTGCACTTACAGTTGCCGATCCAAGAGATATTTTCTCAGCAACAGAAGTTGTAGATGCGGTCGATGATACAGATGCAGTTGCATCAATTACAAACGTTCCTGCCGATGTAATAGATGATGAAGCATTTGCGCTCGCACTGGCATCTCTAACAATTTCAGCACTTGATACTGTAGTTGCCGCTGTCGTTGTTGAACCTATGGCATCAGTAATTTCGCCGTCTAAGCCAAAAGCCCGGACGCCATAATTACCAGTGCCAAATCCAGTTCTATACGTCATATTAGTCTAGCGTAATATCCAAGTCACCAGTTGGGATGCGGAAAACATCGCCAGTCGATATTGTTTTAGATGCAGTTAGCGCCGCATATGCAAGCATATTCCCAGAGCTTGCTGCGTCCCATACGCCGACATGAGTAACCGTTCCGTATCCAGCAGTTGCAGTTGGATATTCTACTGCCGCATCAGTTGTTGCTGTATTGCCAGAAACAGCAAATGATGCAACTTTTCTAACATATCCACCGCCTGAAACTTCAGCTCCAGATGCATCTTCGTCTGGATTAGCAGTGTGCAACGATACATAAACGTTAGTCGGCGACGTATACGCATTGTTTGCAAAGACATGATCCAGTATCTCAGTCTCTAAAAAATTTGAAAAACTCATCCTAGTCCTCTCACTTTTAATGTTAATCCAGATCCAGAGTATCTGGCGTTATCTGAACTCTCGTTCAATCGTAAAACTGCTGCTGCGTACATTTGCGCCCAGACAGTTGTTCGTGCATCTTCCTGCAAGTATGGCGCAGAATGTATTAAGGATCCATATAAATATATATCGGGATATTCCTCTACAAGCCAATTTGTGGCATTAGAGGCAAGCGCAGGTATCTTTTCAAAGAACAAAAGTTCAATTGTGTATTGAGCATCCGGCGTTGGATACAGTTGAAACTGTCCATCCGCCATAGCGTAATACTGCGGCCTGCCTGTCGTATCTTCAGCGCCAGCACGTTTATCTGCCATTGCCTGCCTTGATATTAGATCAAGAGGCGACGTTCCTGATCCTGTAACGTGAGCGCGTATGTTTTCAAGCCAGTTTGCTGGCGTCTGCATATACTCATCACCAGCGTCTTGTTGCGCGTTTGATCTGGCCTCCATCTCATAGTGCCGAATATCGCGATTAATCTGCGACTCCGCCAACTGGATAAACGTTGGTATAACTGCCGTTAGATCACTTCGATTAAGGTAATCAGCAATTGTCGATTGCAGTGTGCTGTAATTTGTAATTGTCATTTCTTTTTCCGTCTTTCTTTGTCGGTTTTATCAAATAGATTACCTTCGCCATATCTTCTGCCTAAACTCATTATCTCCTCAGCAGACATTTCTGGAGTGATTCCTTGCTCGTCGTAATATCGATATGCGTCAGCATTGCTTTGCATATCTCGCAACATATCCTCATATCTTTGTATAGCAGTGAAATCAGATCCATTTGTTAAACCGTCATATATATGTTTAATAGTTTGACCTTGTTCATATAGACTGCCTGCTACGTTTGCCATTAATTGATTTGCCTCTGGGAATCTTTGCCTTGCCAATAATCCAGTGGAAAATCCTTGCGCTCGGTCGTAAGGCGTATCGTACATTGATGCATAACCTTTTGCGCCCATTTGAGCTTCTAAGGCATCTTTCATTGTTTTTTGTTCGTCAAGATATTTTCTAAATCTGTCAACGTAACCAAATAAAGCGCTCATTTTATCTTCCTAACAAACCAAATTTGTTGCTTGGCTTTTTATCTTCTTGCTGGCTAGATAATAATCCACCACCAACTGGTGCAGCTGGCGCAGCACTGTACAATGGCTGTCCGGCTTTAGTTCCTGATTTCATCTCTGGAGTAATGTCCATGTACATAACATCATCCCCATTCGGCAGCTTGCCTCTGTAAACTTTAGACTTAAACTTTTTGGCGATTTTTTGCATTGATTTAACGTAAACATCGTCATAATAATGTTTAAATCCATCATAGCCATATTCAATGTCTGAGCCATCTTCGTTTTTTAAAATTCTAACTTTTTCAGTAGTTGGCTCATCAAGGGGAAGTGCATAAGGCCAGTCGTCATCATAGTAATGGTTTACTTTTCTTTCTATTTCTGGCGCGTTTCTAATTTTATTAGCTAACTTTTTGCCATAAATACCTTCTAAAGTAAAATCAGTATGTTGGTTGTTAAGTCGTACAAGTTCTGGCTCAGGGCCGCCAGCAGCTGTTCTGAAATTGGGAACAGTAACCGTGTTGTTTTTTGGATTAAATTCTATTTTTTTGGTTGTTTTGTAATATTGGCTACCATATCTTTTTGCTTGATTCCTGCCTGTAGTTAAAGCAATTTTATCGTATCCCTCGTCCGAAGCAACTTTCGCCATTCTTTTAATTGCTGTGCTATACCACTCATCTTTTAATGGGGCGTCTGGGACTCGCCCATATGAATTTAATTCATTTTTTAAATTTACAAGTTTTTTGTTTAAGGGATCTAAAAGTTTTGCTAAACCATCTTTACGTTCATTATAATTAGCCGTGGTTGGGCGTGGATATTTCTTATCCCAATCACTTACAAACTCTTCTTCCGCGTAAATAATCTCTTCTCTTAAATCCTCATACTCTTTTTCAGCGGCCTGCTTACCTTTATAATCTGTAATGTATTGAGGATCTGTATATTTGCCATCATCATCTGGCTTTCCTTTTCCTGCTTGATGCCAATCAGATTGTATTTCGTCTAACAATAAAATCTTATTTCCGTCTTTGTCAAAATGATCATTTGCCCTAACGTGGGCCAGCACATTGTCGTAATCAGCATAATGATAATCATCACGAAATATCATTTCTGAATTTCTATTGTTCGGCAAAGTAAGCAGCATTTCTCTAAAATTTTGAGATCCTTCAGTGCTATATTGAGCAAATCGAGGAGGAGGAGAAAAACCTCTCTCTAAATAGTATTCTAAATCTTGTTTTTCCAGCATAGTTGATCGATCTGTGGCGCCTTCAAACTCTATCTCACTAAGACGATTTTCAAATTCCTCAGCTGTTGAATATCCAAAAGGATTTTCTTGTAATGATGTTTCTCGAAGATAAACTCTATTGTCTTTTATATAATCCTGAACCTCTTTGCTGGTAACATTTTTCTTGCCTTTTAAAAACTCATCAAGCCCCATCCATTTTATTTCGCTGTCTTTAATGTTTGGAGCTTTCTTGATGTCATTTAAAAATGATTGCCCAGATCCAGATTTACGTTGTAAATTTGATGCAGCATTTTGAACAGCAGAATAAAATCCCATCCCATCCACGTCTGGCCCTGCTGGGCCATTTGGCGCAACTTGTGGAGATAGCCCAAGCCTTTGCGATGCGTTATCTGCCATATCCACAAATTTTTCTCCAGCAGCCTTTAGCCCCGGCTTACTAGCTCGCAACAATCCTCCTGCTGCTTGAGGTACAGAAAATCCAGCACCAAGAGCGCCTGTTCCTAAGTCAAACATCTCTTCGCCAGTCAAGTCAGCACTTGCATCGCCATAAGATATTTTGTTTAGGGCCTCTGGAATTTGACCAGTAATCACTTCACCAAGAATTGATGGGGATGTTGTTATCGGCGCATACTTTCCTTGAGCGCCTGCAATCTCAGCGCCTAAACCAGTTCCGAGAAACTCTTTTGCAAATTCTGCAACGTTAGGCATCTCGCTAAAATAATCCTTAACACTAAAAAGAGCATCTGCCAATGCGCCAGCAATTGGGCCTCGAGGGCTTTCTGACAATCTGTCGTTGGCGCCGGGCGTTGGATTTAACGTTGAGTCAATGTTATCTTGCATCGTCCTTTTCATTGGATCAAATGTTTCCAACGGCGTACCAACTTTGTATGATCCCTCAGCAAATGCGAGCGCAGATTCTTTATCTTTCATGCGCAACATATTATTAGTTGCTATGGCGTTCCTCATTGCAGCCATATTGTCTGGATCGCCATTTGGCAATACGAACTCTTTTAGTTCTCCGTTTGGCATTTGCTGAATGGTTGGGAATACATACCAGTTTCCATCATCGCTTTGCTCTGCTGCCATGCGGTGAGTAGATATTGAGCCGTCACCATTTAGAATAAACTTGTGATTCTGAGGATTGTAAATTCTGTCTATAAATTCTGGGCCTCCTGCGGACGCAGATCCTGCGACTCCAGCGCCGCCAATGACGCCTAATTTTTCTAAATTTTTAAGGGCTTTGTCCGAAATTCGACCGCCGACAATATTTACTTGCAATGAATATGCATCAGCATTAGTTAAATTATTTCGATCTACATCTCTTTTATATTCTGCAAATCCAGCTTTGGCCTTTTGGTCTGGCATTAAATCAAAAGTAGTTACGTCTTTTTCTTTTAAAGTGCCAATGCCCTCGCCAGTCGTAGCAGTTGTGTAAGTTGGATTATTTGCATTACGAGTTCCTTGCCCAGTCATTTGACCAACATTTTGCAATCTTAATGATGGGGAATCTAATTGTTCTGGCTCGGTAATAATAGCCCTAGCCTCAGCTGTAGACAATGTGCCGAATCTATCGGTGTTTCCAACATTGCCAAATTTGTTTACAAAATCAACTTTTCTAGCTCCGGGCAAACTCCTAAATTGCTGAATAGATTTTGGATCGTCAAGACCAGCCCAGTCAGGTACAAAATTATCTTTTATATATTTATTTACCTGCGCCTTGCCTTGTTTGCCAAGTAGTGACTGCGCATAACTTAACATGACCTCGCCCGGCATTGTTGACTGATCAGCAGATCCCATTCCCATACGGTAAGGCAGCATTACCGGATATTCGCCATATAATCTTTTTAACTCGTTTGCAAAAGCATCCATTGCCTCTGCTTCTTTTCGTGCATTCGCCCAAACGAGGCCGGGGTTGTTAAACATGAATCCCTGACCGCCAGTTAAATTTACCGGCATATTTAATTCAGTGTCATTTACGCGAGTAACTTTTCGTGCCGCAGCGGATCTATCAG